CCAGTCTTTAATATCTTCAGCGTCTTGTATTCTGTTTTTAGTTTTTGGAAATACTCTGCTGTTTAAAGTTAGTTCTGCTACAAGGTCTGCTATTTCGTCAATATTTTTTGCTGCAGATGCACGTTTAACAATGTCTTCTGTTCTACCTCGTGCAAGAACGTTAAACCAAATACGGTTAAATAAACCTAAACCTTTAGGGTCAAAGAATCCACCGCGACTATTCATTACAACTCTTGTTATAACAGATAGTTTAAAACCCTTAGTAATGTAAAATTGTAAAGATTTTAATGGTGCTGTTAAACCAAACATCATTACTTCTTCAAGTACTGAACGGTATCCTAAACGTGGAACAAGTGTTAAAAATGCCCAAGCATTAACTAATCCTTCAGATATTTTACCATTAAACACTGTTCCCATACTTCTGAAGAACCATGTTTTATTACTGTAAGATAGTTTTGTCCATTCACGAATATCTGGAATACTTACTTGTCTAGCAAGTTGAGATTCGTTAACTGCTTTATTTACGCCGTCACCAAATGTTGCAGGATTAAATTCTATTCTTTCACCAGGTGTTTGAATAAATGGTTTTAATGCTGCTTGGTCTTTTGCGGAAAACTTTAAATAATCATTCCACTCTATTACTCTTTTAGCAGCATATTGTTCAGGCTTTATAAATTCTAATGCTGCTTTAAAATCATCTTGACCTGATTTAGTTTTTGTATATCCAATAGAATCCCCTAGTGCAATAACTAAACCATCACGAATATTAAATCGTTCGCCTTCTGTTGCGCGATTCCATCTTAAACCTATTTCGTCAGCAAATGGTCTTGAAAAACCTGCTGCTCTTGCAATTGCAATAACGGCATCTGTTGATTCTAAACCTTTGTCAACTGTTTTGTAGATTGCTTTACCGTTCTTTTCACCAATTTTTTCAACAACACGACTTACTTGTAGTGTTTTAATGTTTGGTGCTATTTCACCAATTCTAGCAATTTTATCTAGTTTGTTTGATGTTTCTTTTACAGCATTAAGTACTTCTCTAAGACGTGGGTCCTCAACAGCATTTTTGCCACCACTAAAAAGAATGTTTAAACCTTCACCTTGTAAGTCAAAAGAAGGTGTTGCTTTTCTAACATTTAAACCTGTTGTTTTAACAAGAGTACTTCTAATAGCATTTTTTGCTCTATTAATAACAGTGTATGTTGGTAGTACAGGTATACTTCTTGTTGACCTACCTCTTAATAAAAGTTCTGCTTTTTCTTGGTCTCCTAAAAATTTTTTAGCAGCAGAGGCATTAAACACTTTATTGTCAGCAAATTCTTTAATTGTTTGCTCATTAATGTCTTTACCAAATTGTCTTCTTATATCAGAATAAACTTCTTGTTTTGCTGTACCTTTACTTGTTGTAAACTTTTCAATTTGTGCACCAAATTCATCAAACCATTTTGTTACACGGCGACCATACAGTGGGTGTTCAAATGTTTTTTCTATTCCTTTAGCAAATGCTAGTTCTCTAGCACCAGCAGTTGCTCCTGTTTTGGCTGCTTGTTTGGCAATACCTGTTATTGCTAGTTGTGAAATCTTGTATGCTTGACCAAATATTGGAATGTATGTTATTGGGTCGGCTGCTATTTGTTGTGCTAAATCTGTTACACCAGAAAGAATGTTAAAACCTTTACGGTTTGCACCAAACTCACCTGGGTCTATGTCAAAAATGTTATAGAAAGCATCTCTACCTATAGAAATTTTTGCTGTATCATAATCAGCAATTGCTTTACGTATTTCATCATCACTATTAAGCATTTTTTGAAATGCTTCAATTTCTTCAACGTTTGATGTATCTAAGAATGCAGCAATTTCGCCAATGGTTTTACCTGTTGCTGCAAGTTTTGCTATCTTTGCTACACCTGGTTTGTAAAAATTATCAACTTTTCTTTCACGTTCTTTATCAAAAAGAGTATCACCATTTTTTGCAAGTTTCCATGCATCATCCCATGAAACATTTTGTTGTTGGCGTACTTTAAATGCGCGATATGGTTCAGATAAAGCACTTGTATATTTTTGTAAACCTGTGCCTACTTTAGATAATATTCCTTGTTGTTCTTGTTCAAGAAATGGTGCTTTAGGGTCCCATTGTTTAATGATTGTTTGAACATCTTCATCAAGTTTTTTAAATTCTTTAGAAGCATCAGTTGCTGGAATTGAACGTAAGTTTTTATTTATGTCAACAATGTTTAAATAGTTTGCAACTTTGTCAATGTCTTGTTGTGGAAGTTTTGCTTGTTGCATGCCAGCATAAAGTTGTTTA